ATAGAAGACAAAGACATGAAGAATAAGTTGGCACATGAGGTGGCAACTATGGCTGAGAACCATGCACAAGAACTAGCTAAAGGTCAGCTTGAAATTAACAAGGCAGAGGCACAACATAAGTCAATCTTTGTTGCAGGGTGGAGGCCATTCATAGGTTGGACTTGTGGTGTAGCACTATGTTGGCATTTTGTATTAGCTCCCATAACAATATTCTTGTGTGCTTATATTGGAGTTGCTATACCTGAGTTACCTACATTTGACATGGGATCATTGATGACAGTATTGATGGGTATGTTAGGTTTAGGTGGACTTAGAACATATGAAAAACAAAAGGGATTGACGAAATGAATATGGAGGAATTTAAAAAAGAAATCATAGAAGACGAAGGTGTTAAGCACGAAGTCTATCTTGATCACTTAGGACTACCTACTATGGGAGTAGGACATCTTATTACAGAATGGGATGAGGAATATGAAAAGCCTGTGGGTACTCCTGTATCTGAAGAGCGAGTAGAGAATTGTTTGAAACAAGACATACACGTTACCATTGATGAATGTAAGAAACTTTACGAAGACTTTGATGTACTACCAGTAGATGTGCAACATATCATTGCCAACATGATGTTTAATATGGGCAGACCAAGACTATCCAAATTTAAAAACATGAAAAAAGCAGTGGATCAACGTGATTGGTTTGAAGCTGCATACGAAATGACTAACTCTAGGTGGTATAAACAAGTGCCAAATAGGGCAGGCCGTTTAGTGGTGCGTATGCAAAACGTACAGACGTAAAGATATTATTTGGTTACAATCATACAGCAGGGGTGCGTTACCCCTACTGTACGGCTCTTAAATCACTTGTTTTTTTGCACAGTTTTTAAATATTGCTCGTGTCTGTGCCAAGCAGCATCTTCATGTAGATTTGCCATGCCATCTTGGTAATCTTTTTCTTCTTGCTCTAACAAAACAGCATCACGAACATCTTCAGCATTAAAATCTTTTGGTTTGTGTACATTTAAATACCTAACTAGTTGCCCACGACCTGCCCTACCTTTTCTGGTAGTGCCATCTGTGTAGATGTGTCCTTTCATTTCTAGTTGTTTGTATCTTGGTGTGATGCTACCCTCTCGGTATTGGGGATTACTTTTGCTTTGGTGCAAGTAATCCCATACCTCGTCATGTGTAGCACCATTCTTGCCATGTGCTTTGATGGCATCTAGTACGATACGTTCTAGTCTGTTAGTGTCCATGCTTTGTGCAGCCTCATGTGAGGTTCTTGGATCTGTGTTTCTAGCTTTACCTATCATTGTTATCTCCTATTAAAATGGTATTTCTACATCATCATCTATGTGATGATCGATTGTTTGACTGTTACTGAATCCGTCAGTACGTGGTGTTGAGTCACCAACACGACAAGACAAGAACTTAGTACTGCCATCTTTCGATACAGTTTTCCAAGCAGCTATCCTACGTTTCTCTTGACCATTAAATTGTACTGGCCCTGAGAAGTCAGGTGCTTTCTCGTTTGTCTTTTCGTTCTCGTACATAGTACCAACCTTTTGATATACATCTCTTGCAATCTTGCCATCAGGCAATGAAGACTTAATAATTACAATTCTGTATTCGTCACGATTGCTATCCATCTTGCCTTGCACAAGCAGACTTTCATCTGCTCGTGGTTTGAATAGGCTACCTCTGTCTGTGTTATCATAATCCATCGTCATGTTCTCCTTGTGATGATTTACTGTTTCCAGTTTTTATTGAAGGCTTGCTTGCCAAGTTACCATCGTCATCTTCAGATGGTAATCCGTACACACTCTGCAAAGTGTATCTCTTTAAGTATGTTATCGCTGCTCCCAGTTTTTGTGGGTTTTGTAGTGAGGCAGGTTGCAGTATGATTGGACATTCAGATACATATATATTGTCATCATTTACATGATGCACAGTAGTACGTACAATCGGAAATAAATTACTTTGATTTAATCCTTCATTATTGTCATATAAATCTATAAATTTTATTTCTTGGGTAAAGAATAAACCAAACTGATTACCTTGATTTACTGCTTGTATTACAGCTTCCAAAGTTGCATAGTTACTTTTAAAGTGTGGGTTCTTACCATCTTTACTTGCACTTATGGATAGCTTTTGAAATTCAAGCATAGCAGTTTTCAAGTTGTACTCTTTACTTGGAACTGCTTTCTTGATATTAGTTTTATTGTCTGTCATGTCGACCTCCAGATGTTATAGATAATAAAGGGTAAGTAGTGATCGGCTTACCCTTTCTTTGTTACACGTACCGATCCACGTTTGTCTCTCTTTACTGATATCAGGTCGTTGTATACCTCCCTTTCATTAGGCCTGATCTCTTCTCTCAAGGCTTTCTTCGCAGCCTCAAATGTTTTTGCAGCATCTTCATGTTGCAAATATTGTTGTGTATATTCTGTAAAGCTATTGCTTTGTGATGCATCTCGTGCAGTCATCTTGTTGATAGGTACACTATCAATGTATGAAGATGCATTACGTCTGAGTACATCATTATTATAATTAGCATCATCAGGTTCTGTGTTGTGAACAATGTGTTCCCAAAACAATTTGATTTGTTCTTGCATTAATTCTAAATATTCTTGAGATGGATATACTTCTACTGCTTTCCATTGATTACCAAAGATAACAGAGAATACCATCTTGTTTAGTTTAGCAATCCATATATAGAACTGTAGTTGTGGCATATAATATTCAAGCATCTTATCCATAGTATTGTAGGAGTATGTATGCTTGCACTCGATACCAATGTATTCAATCTCATCTTCAGCATTAGTGCCTGAGAAACCATCAAGTGTACCTGTTAATTTAATTGAACCATACTGCATTTGTCGAGCAGCTTGTTTGTTAAACTTCAGCATATAATTATCTTCAGCCCATTTGATATTGAAATCTTCTGTGGCTAATCCAAGTTGTACATTGAATTGAAATGATAAGTCAGGTCTGCCTTGCAAACCTTTCTTGATTCTCCATAATTCATTCCATTGACCAGTCATAATTTTTATCATGTCTGAGCCACGAATAAAGTCTTCAATGTATGGCGATTGAGTAGGATTGATTGTGCTAACTGTCATTAAAACCTCCACGTTCTTAAGTTAGTTGCTATCAGCCTAATCTATTTTACTAAATAAATCAAGCACTTAAATATTTATTATGATCATTTTTATCTGAGTAAGTTGCTACTTTACTAAGTATGTTATCTACTAATTGAACACGTCTATTGTAAGATGTGTCTGTGTATTTGATAAACTCAGCTAGTGATGGAAAGAATGTACTGGTTCTACATATCTCGTCACACGCAGCCTTAAGTATATCAGCAGGTATATGAGACATTTTACTAGCATACACTCTGCACTTCAAAGCCAAGTCTGCTTCAGTAAGTCTTGCTTGTGCAGTAGTACATACCAAGACTTCCATGATCCAGTTTTCAATAGTTGTTTGATCAGCACAAACCATTAGCTTCTTCATCAAGCCAATAGTTTTTCTGTGTTGTTCTTTTTGTTCTTCGATAGTGCCACTGAATATGTTACCACGTGGTAGCACCCATCTTTTGAAATCATATTCTGCTGTAACTGATTCACTTATTACGCAGTTCAGCATGGACTCTAGCAAAGAAACTGTTAGTGTTGTTGCTTTGCTTGGTGTTATTTCTTTTTGCTGCGTTAGTACTAAGTCTGCGAGTCTTTGATCTTGCACACCATTTTTTATATTCATTATTCCAGTCATCTCTTCTGACTTGGTTACGGATATTGAAGTATTTAAAGTACTTAGTTTCTTCATTGTGATTTACCTCCTTGATTTGCTCACATAGATCGTTGCTTGGTTGCCAAGCATCAGTTAAATATTTCATTTGTCACCTAACATTACTTCTGTAAATCGTGTTGGTAGTACAATAGTTTCATTACATTTATTGCAGCATCTACCTGCATCAATAGGTTCAGCACTATTGCCCTGATCCCAAACTATTTCACCTTCATCATCACGATCAGGCTCAATATCTTTGTGACATATTACACATATCATTTTATTACCTCTTTAAAAAATTTATCAGGAATTATAGCAACCCATTTAGGATCACCATTCTTACGTTTGTATATAGCAAGATCT